AAAAGTTTGACTCCGACCATTATATTTATCAGTAACTGGTCTCACTGAATGTAAGGGACAGGCATGAATAGTACAAGCAGCCACTTGTTGTCTCCAAGTTCCTCTATCTAAATTATCATATGTGCATTCTTTACACATGTTATCAATAGCTTTTTTTAAAATTGTTTTAGTCATAGTCTTTATCCTTCACAAGCAATACAATCCACTTCCTCTAATCTTATACGAGGTATTTTTATATTTACATTCTCTGCGGTTCTAGCAGCATCCGACCTAAAGTAATACAAAGACTTCAACGTATGCATAGCGTACCAATGAACATCATTGACATACTGTAGGTATTCGTCATGTATTTCTTGAGGCTCAGTTGCCTTCGGGAAAACAAAAAACAGATTTACGCTTTGACTTTGACAAACAAACTCCTGTCTTTTGTACGCATGTTCAACTATCCAGATTTGGTTAATCTCATTTGCGGTTTTAAACAATTCCTTTTCTTTATCATCAAGGATATCTAGATGCTGCACAGAGCCTTCATTAGCTGCAATGTCTTTCCAGACCTGCTCAAGCTCTTTAGCTTTTAATCCTTTCTTTTTGAAAAGACTTTCTAGATTTTTATTCTTAACTTGGTAAGAACCGGATAAAGTTTTGTGCGTATATACGTTAGCACGATATGGTTCAATGCTAGGGGAAGTACCACCACATATAATACTACTACTGGCATTAGGAGCAATAGCCAAAAGATGAGCGTTACGATGCCCGCTACCATGTACATCAGGAGCTTCACCACGTTCTTCGGCAAGTCTTTTAGTAGCCTCCACAGCCTTTCCTTTGATGTGTTGGAAAGCTCTGTAGTTAAAGCCAGTTGCGAATATACCCTCGAAAGGAATGCCCTTACGTTGGAGGTAAGCGTGGAACCCCATTGCACCCAATCCGATAGACCTCTCTCTGTAAGCTGAGTATGCAGCTTTTGTAAATGATTTTTTATCGGGTTTGACATGATTAGAAAAGCGTTTGTAGTTAGCATTATACTCCCCAATCTCTGATGTGTCAATAGCGTTGTCAATAAAATGCTGTAAAACATTATCAAGCATGGTTACTAGGTCATCAATAAACTGTGTATTCTCAGACCATTCATCAAAGTGTTCTAGATTTACTGAGGAAAGACAACAAACTGCAGTTCTTTCTTCGTTAGTAGGTAGTGTTATTTCAGAACACAGGTTGCTTTGTTTAATCTCTAGTCCTAAATCTTTTTGTGGTTTTGGTAGAGCATCATTACAGTTATCTATATTAACCATGTAAGGCTCACCAGTCTCCGCTCTAGCATTAAGTATCTGCCACCATAACTCTCTAGCACTAACTATCTTTACAGCTTCCTTAGTCTTAGGGTCAATCAATCTCCAGTCATCGTCATTCTTTACTGCTTGTAAGAACTCATTCGTTAGATTGATTCCATTGTGTAGATTAAGACACTTACGATTAATGTCGCCCCCGGATTCTTTACGAATATTTATAAACTCTTCTATCTCCGGATGGTCAATATCCATGTATGCTGCGTATGACCCTCTACGTGTGATGCCTTGATTGAAGGCTAACATCTGAGAGTCAACAACTTTCATGAATGGTATTGAACCAGTAGAACGACTATTGTTAGCAGTAGCGATGCCATTACTTCTAATATCTCCCCAATATCCACCAATGCCTCCACCTGTACTTGCGAGCCAAATGTTTTCATCATAGTGAGCAGATAAACCATCCCTACTATCAGGTACGTAATTGAGAAAGCAGCTAATAGGTAAACCCCTATTGGTTCCCCCATTACTAAGAATAGGAGTGCTAAACATGAACCATAGGTCGGAAGAGTAGTTGTAAAGTCTCTGAGCCAATTCAAAATCCGTAGTCCCTTTAAATGTTGCAGCAAATACTGCAGCCCTTGCGAAGGCTTCTTGTGCATATGTTTCTCCTTCCTCTTGGTAGAGGTATCTATCTTTAAGTGTGTCTAGACTGAAGCGGTCTAGCTTCTTTTCTTTGTTATAATTAATGTTAATACCTAGATAAGGTTTAACTCCTACTTTGTCATCAATCATTTTGTTCCTCGTTGTTTAAGTATAAAGCTATCAATGCGTAGTGCATAATTTTAAGTAAATCTTTTTCTGACTTACCATTCTTTTTACCATATCGCATTGCGTATTTCATTATGTTTCCAATACAAAACCCTTCGCCATGTCCGGCATCAATAATCATATCTGTGGCCTGATATTTAGAATGAGCATAATGCTCTTTGTAAGTATTTTCTACATATTGTTTTAATAAATGTAGATTAATATTCTCGTCAAATTTATATTCCATATTATGTTATCCATTCTTTAGGTAGCGTGTGCTCACTATACCATTTAAAATCATTGGCTTCAGCCCATTCAGCGTGGCTTCTTTTAGTGCCGTCCTTTCTTCGTTTTGCTTGTGGCATTGGAGAGCTAGGACTAGAAAACAAAAAGACTAGCTCTTGATGAGGCTTCAAGGACTTACGTATCCAAACATACTTATTGTATTCTTGATAGTCCCAAAATCTACCTTTTGCTTCCAGTAGATATTCTACACCATCAATGGTCTGTGTAAAGTCCGGTTCGTATTTATGTTCTACAATGTAGTTAATCTTTTCGGAATGATGATTCCAAGATTTTAAAACTGAGTTATGTAATTGGTATTCCCATCCGGAGTCATATCCTTTAGGAACATCTTTTTCTACTGGCCTAACTTTACGTGGCTTTCTATAACCCCTCTTCACTTTGAAAATCCTTTAGGGTTACAGAGTCTAAATCTTTGTTTAGTCTTTTTAAATTTTTATAAAACCATCTCTCTGAGAAAGCGGACAGCATAAACTTTTTATTTGCATAGACATATTTTTGGTCCGGCATGTAGTCTTTAAAGTTATCTAGGTTTACTTTCTTACCCTCTTCATCCGGGATAAGTGATTTAATCCAGTCTACTGTAAGAGCTTTGGCTTTCTTTCTGTATCGTTTTGCTTCTTTACTGTTCATATTACTTCTTGTACATTTGGTAGTTTCTCTACCTGAGTTAAATAAACTCTACCTTTTGCATACTCAAAGGTCCTCAAGCCCTGTCCATCATTAGCATCCTTATGACATTCAAACTTATGAGGACACCAGTTACAGTCTCTTGGTAGTTTCATATTACCTGAGACTCCATCCGGGATAGGAGAATAGCAGTAATTAGGTGGTGTCTTTCTTTTCATAGCCTGTTTAACTTCTTTTATTCTGTGAGTTATGTTTGGCTTTTCTAAATCATCCGGGATAAAAACAGTAAGCTCCCCGGTTTCTTTATTCATAACTAAGAAGCCTCCTTTATTAGTCTTCTCTGCTTTCTCATAGCCGGCTAATTGAGACAAGTAACCAAAGGAATCGTTCTGAGCCAACGTACCATCTTTAAACTTTTTAAATGCGTAGCCTGATGCTGTCTTTACATCAATGACTTCACCATCTATTACGCTATCCATATGCCCCTTAATGCCTGACACAGAAATTTCTTTCTGTTCGGACTCAACAACATGTCCTGCTAACCTAACAAAAAACAAAAGTAAAACCTCAAGTAAATGTCCATACAAAAACTTAATAAAGGTAGGAGCATCTATTTGTTCTTTCTCTTGCTCTGTGTTTAGGTCATACCATAGTCTACGTAAAGGTCTACCAATGTTAGACATACGTAATCCATTCTTAGGTCTCTCGACAGGGGTTGCCCAATGTCTCAGAGCATCTTCCATGTCCCGTCCAAACTGTTCATACATATCTTCCGGGATGTCGATTGCTTCATCCTCATTGAGAACTTCTATAAGTTCATATATATCTTGTACGAGGGTATCTAAAGTTTTATTCTTCTTCGTCATCCTTGATTTCCTTAAATGCTTTTATAACGTCCGTAGAAAAAAGCTTTTGTAAATTTACTAAGTACATACGACTAGCATTACCATCGCCACCTGATACAGTTTTAAACGTATCAAGTTTATCTACTATCTTTTTAAGTGTGTCTGTTTTAAAGACTAAGGTGCAGTACTCTTCGTCACCTATACACAGGTTATGAAACCAATAGTCAGACTCTGTGGCTCTAATGCCGGAAGGTTTATTCCAACACTCATACTCAATGCAAATGTTACCTGTGTTCTGCCAAATGTCTCTTTCTGATTTTACTTCTACCTTTTTGTTCGTTAGCATTGCTGCTATCTTTTCTTCCCTGATTTCTCCGTAGGTTAAATCTAGGTCAAACTTCTTTCTGTTTTCTTTAGTGGGTTTCATACTTCTTCCTCGTTTTCAGGCCAACTATATAATTCTTGCCATCTTTTTTTTCCTACATATACATCATAAAACCACACCATGTCTTCTTCTTTATCACTCTCATTCATAGGACGAGTATACTCTCCTTCTTCGTCTACAAAATAAGGGGTTCCGTTATCTTGTAGCCATTTATTATATTCATCTTTTGTTTCAACAGTGTTGACACCAAGACTAAACATTTTTTTGCTAGGGTTTTCTTCAGTATCATCACCAATAATAGTTTCATGTAAATACTTATTGTAATCAGCTATATCTAACAAAGCATCTTTTGATTTGTACCCAAACAACGCAAATTCGGCTGCTTCGTCTTTGGAAGTAGCTTCAACAGGAATTAAATATTGATTTACTTCTGTAACTCTAACGAGATATGTTTTAATGTGTGTCACTCCAATTTTCTCCTATCTTGTACTCACCGGTAAGTGGGCATCTTAGGTTGTACTCTTTAGATGCTTGTTCTATGCACCTAACTGCTAGGGCTCCTACGTGTTCAGCTTGTTTATCCGGGACCTCTACTTGCCATTCATCGTGGATATTACCTACGATTTTTGCAGGTATAGTTTGTAATCTTAACATGTCATCAAAGATTATCAAGGCCTTTTTCATAGCTATTGCACCACTGCCTTGAAGTAAAGTATTGAGAGCAGCATGTTTATGTCTCAACCATATCTTACGACCATCTAATCCTTTTAAGTATCCTTTTGTAGCCGCTCGGTCAACTCGTTCTTTAAGAGACCTAAATGAAGGCTGACTATCGAGGAAAGATTCTCTAAGTCGTTTACCATCTGCTCTGCTTCCTTGCACGATTGAACCAAGCTTTTCATCTCCTGCTCCGTAAATGAGGGCATAGATGAATGTCTTTGCCTTATCTCTTGATTCAAGTCCTGCAGACTTTTGGTTAGCTGTATGTATGTCTCCGTTGATAATTTCATTTATGTATTCCTCGTTAGCCATATAGTGTGCCAACATTCTTAATTCTAAACCACTAGCATCTATACCTACTAGCTTATGCCCATCTGCTACAGTCCAACAGGCCCTACACTCTGTACCAAAAGGAGAGTAGACTCCCGGGACTTGAGCCATGTTCGGATTCCTATGGGACATTCTCCCGGTTATAGCTCCGGTTGAAATAACAGCCCCATGCACTCGTCCATCTTCTTCAACTGCTTCTACCCAAGACTTCACTTGAGCTAAACGCTTTTGATAAAGTAGGAAGTCCGCAATTAATTTGGCTTCCTTGATATGTGTTATCTTCTTTAAAGTATTTTCATCTACGATGGGTTGGCCTGTAGGAGTAAATCGTTTTGGTTGCCATCCGAAGTCAATCAAATATTCACCTATCTGTTTACGAGAACCTAGATTAAATTCTTGTAGATGCTTTCGCATGAAAGGTTTTGTATCTCTTGTAGATACTCTTGCATTATATTCCTCTTCGCTTAAACCAACCTTGGATAGAGTACCATCTGTTTTTAGTTTAGGGGTAACAAGTTTATCATCTACCCATTTAGGTTTAAACGTAGCATGGACCTCTTCAACAGTCTCTTTAATCTTACAATTCAAATCAGCAAGAAGAGTCATGGCTTGTCTCTCATCAAACATAAAACCATTCTCTTCTTGTTCTCTCAGTATGTACGTAACTTGATGTTCAAGATTAATACTGTCCATTGAAAACCCAACAGATTCTTTCTTAAGTTGTTCAAACAAAACTTTATTTAAAACAACATCTTGTACACAATACTTAAGAGTTTCCTTTGTGTAGTTAGTGAAGTCTTCGGGAGGAGTAGACTTCGCAACTCCAAGCTTGTTACCCCAAACCTCAAGAGAATGGCCTTTCTCCCTTACAGGATTTAAAAGCCTAGAGAGGACCAGAGTATCAATCACTTTATCTTTATGCCAAAGATTAACTCCATGTAGTTTTTGAATAGCCGGCATATCAAACCCAATGATGTTATGACCAATGAGTTTATTTGCCCGGGATAAAAACTCTATACCTTCTTCAATATTTCCATCGATAATGTCGAAGGTATAGTGCTTATCGTTTTCGTCTATAGCTGCAATACAATGTATCTCCGTTGGGGTCAACGAGTCTGCTTCTATATCAAAAACTAATTCCATAATTAAAAGGGAACATCCTCATCAGTAAAATCGCTGTTGAGAAGTTCGGTATCTTCGTACTCAGATAATCTACCTGTCTCTTTATCATATACTAAAGATGTGGCTAAACCAACATCCCCGGTGTATCGTGATTTAAGAATCCGTAGTCTCGTTGTACGAGCTTCTAACTCATCTTCTGATTGCTGATTTCTTTCTAGAGCTATCACACAATCAGAGAGTTGGGCAATCGCATTGGAGCCTCGTAGATGGGAGAGGCTAACATGGACTCCGTTTTCATGACCTTTATCCCCTGATACTCTACGTAAGTGAGAGACTAAGATAATACCGGCACCAGTTTCCTCAACCAAGCTTCTCAGCCTAGTCATTATGGAATCAATTGCTCTACGTTCATCGCCTTCTGTTGTGGCGGATACGAGCATGTGCAAGTGGTCTACGACTACCCAACGACAATCACAACCGACAATCAAGTAGCGAAGCTTAGAGAATATGTCTTCAATGTCATTGGTCCCGAAGTGAGCATGTATAAATACTCTATCGGACCCAAAGGTTTTATCAAACATACTCACCAGTTCGCCTTCTTCGTAACTGTCCCTGATATGGTCAATGTAGAGCCGAGCATCAGCTTCAATAGATAAGATACCATCGACTGTCCTTCGCCAATCTTCTTCTAGGGCTATGATACCCACGTTATCGTTGGTCTTATTAATTAGCCAATGCTCTAGCTCCCGGGTAACGGAAGACTTACCAAGGCCCGTTCCGCCTGTCAAAGTCATTAGTTCCCCTTGTCGAAGCCCAACAAGTTTCTTGTTCAGTCCATGCCAAGGATAAGGAACGCTCTCTTTCTTTTCACGTTCCAAGAAAGAACTTTTCTTGTCGGATACTCTGATAATACCACTAGGAGTATATACTTTCGCATCCCACCAAGCTCTAGTAAACTCACCATGTAAGTTTTTTCTAAGCATATCGTTAGCATCCTTGTGACCATTCGGGATGGTAGCGATACGAGCCTTACGTGGTTTAATTATACTAGCAACCTTACGTGCTGCTTCCTTTCCTTGTTTGTCATTGTCAAAACAAATGACTACGTTATCAAAGCTTTCAACGTATTCGATGTTTTCTTTGATGTCCCGGACTGCTCCTTGAGCTCCGTTCTTGATGGACACCACCGCCCACTTAGAACCAAGAAGTTCATAAGCTGCCATAGCATCGCATTCACCTTCAACGATAGTGAGATACTTCCCACCCTCTTTGAAAAGCTGTTGTCCGAACAAGCTTGCACCTGTCATGGTCCCTTCAAACTTAAAGTGTTTATCCTTTATGTATCGAACCTTGGTCCCGACTTGCTCGTTGTTTACATGATAGGGGTATCTGTGTTGAGCTATTTCGCCTTGAGCGTTGTAGATAACCTTAACCCCATACTTCAATGCTGTATCTTTTGAGATGCCTCTATCGGACAAAGGAGCATATATTCCATTGTCAAATGTTTCTTTCTGTGGTGGTAATGGTGTTCTAGTCATAGGTGTAAAACTTTCCTCCTTACTCTTTGGTGCAAACTTACCACATGAAAAACATTTTGTAGAACCATCTTCATTAACAGCAAGTGCATCACTACTGCCACAATCCGGGCATGGTTGATGTACTTTAACAAAATTTGGATTAGTATTCATATTGTGCATAAAAAAGGCTAGGTGTCTCATGCACAGAAAGACGACCTAGCCCGATTAAAATTTTCCTAAGACTCTTCTTCTGTGCTTTCAGAATCCGTAGGCTGTTCAGGTGCATCAGCACTATAGATTTCTACGATTTTACCTGAAAAGAAATTAATACCGGCCTGTAACTCTTCCAAGTCAAGAACAGCATCTACTTTTTTTTGGTTTAATCGTTGCAATCTTCCGAAGACTTGTTGACCTTCTTCAGGTAAATCTTCAACAAAGACTTGCACATCATCTATAGTGATGAAGGGTTTATCAGAGCCTTCAATGACTGTCGTTTCCTCTGCCATTTAAAACTCCTCCCCATCACCGAATGGATTCAGTTCGTCACCATCCTGTGATTTCATGGGTACTAAATCAAGAACCTGCATAGCCTGAAAGTCTAAGCTAATACCTGATTTCCCTGCGTATTCCCAAGGATATTCATTGTATTGAACTCTAACCTCAGAACCATTACCGACTGTTACGTCCATAGGCTCTTTGGATTTATTATAAAGTTTAGGAGCTGAACGAGTTCCGTTCTTACCATTCACTTTTCTTTTTATGGTGACAGCTTTACCTATATATTGAGGTGTACCATCATCATCTTTCAAACTAAAGTCCTTAACTTTAATTCCTCTAGCCTGAAAGTCTTGAGCATCTTCGTCACTAATTACTAGGTCTACTGTGTAGACTGGTTCAAAAGTGGTATTGGGAACTGTGACGCTCGCCCAATACGCTTTGCCATTTGCAACTGCCATATTTTTCTCCTTATAGCTTTTTAATTAATGTTGCTTATTATACCTGCTACCTTTCGGTAAGTCAAGTGTTTTTTCAAAAAAGTCTAAGACTTCTGTTGAAACTGTTTTCTCGTCAAAATGGACTAGAAAATTATCCTTTTCTACAAACTCATTCATAAAAGATGATTTAGTTTTATACAGTTCTTCTTCATTCATCAAGGTAAATTCTTGCCATGAACGGAACTGTTCTTCGTTTAATTGATAGGTTGTCATAGTATATAAAGCGAACAAGAAGCGATAACCTTATTAGGAACAGGAGGGACCCTAAGAGGGGCAGCCACCACTTCTTGCTCTTTGTGAGGTGGTGCTGAAACTTCCGAAGGGGGGAGAGTCATTTTGACACCTTCGGCTTTGGGGTTTGGAGGAGGGGTAGTCTCAGCACCTTGAACTAAAATTCTGTTAAAATCTTTTAACTCCTTCCAACTTCTCATAATTTCAAACTTATAATTTTTTAATTTATTGATTTATTTAAATTATAAAAAGTATTTTTTAAGACAACTTCTTTTGTCTTCATAACTTGCTATGATATCTAGCTCACCTTCAATGGTAGCCATAATGTCGGGATGTTCAGCAACACCTACACCTCGGTCCAACAAGACTTCAATGTTTAGTACGTGACTTTCAATTTTAGAATCAAAAAAATTCTCAAGACCTTCTAATATTCTATCTCTTATCATTTCTTCTTACCTTTCTTTTTAATTTACCTCGCCAGTTCTTCTTCCATACTTCTATCGTACCATCGCCAAAATGAACTGTCAAGACTCCATGATTCGCATGAAGGGCCGTAATTCTATCACGTTCTTGTTGCTCTGTATAGAGTTTTTGTATATCATACTCTGTCATTAAGTCCACCACTCAGGTTTAGCTCTACCTTTCTCCCATTTAGCATAATGTTTTTCATTGATACAATAATCCCGGTAAGCTTTGATTGGGTCCTCGTTCTTGTATTCATCAGGCATAGCTTGTGCTATTGGTGTCCTTGTTCGGTAGTGTATGTTTTCAGGTATCTTAACTAAAGGTTTCGCTAACTTTTCTAAACTAGAATGACGTTTTCCATATCTGTATGTGTATTCATTACCTAATGCTAAGAAATGTTTATACAACCAAAAGTAATTCGTACTGGTTTCTCTCGCCCAAATCGTACAGGGATGATTCCAGTATGCTCGTTTGTAAAGTCCATTAGCATCTGCATAGTCGTCACCATCAAGCTCTCTGTGAGCTGTGCATAACATCTGTGCTGTTTCCAATGGCATCTTCACTAGCATCTTATCAGGCTGTGCCTGTGCTGACTTAATTGGACAATCATAAAAATAAAATATGTTCATTCCAATATCTCCACTCCATACTCTAAGTCTTCAAAGTCTAGCAGCTCAATAACTTTCGCTCTGACTTCACTAAACGTAGGATGATAATTGAATACTATGGGTTCAATGTGGACCTTGACTGCCTGTTCAAGACCTATCCACTCGCTAACTTTTTCTAAACCAAAACGTCTAAACTCTTTTTCGTCTGTGTTTTCGTCTGTCCCTTCAAAGCCGGCAAAGTCCCCGTAGAAACCTTGAGGTTTGATTACTCTGATAGGCTCATGGCCCCCATACTTGAAGCTAACAGTTTTTTTCTGTTGGATAGCTTCAATTACTTCTAATGTCATTTGTGCAATGTCTGGCATGGTTCCTCCTTATCTTTATCTAATAGTTTCTTAATTTCTAAAGCTTCTGTCAAGCTTAAATTGTAATGCTCTCGCAACCCATCTAATTTAAAGTCTTCATTGACTTCACGTTCTAGCCTTCGAGCATCAATTAAAATTTTATATTTCTTTTTCAAAGCCTTTACTCTTCCTCCTCGTCATCTAAATGATATTCGATGTATCTTCCGTCATCACCTCTAACATCTTCCCTAGCGTACACTTCTCCATTACATCTATTGCATTTTACAACGACTTCAACTTCATCG